CCTCTATATTTTTTATATGTAGCTTTCTTTCTTTTAGGCATAGTGGCAAAGCCTACATTTCCTCTACCAATATGCGTTTTCTTTCCTCTCGATCCCGTTTTTGAAACGTGTTCTACTTTAAGTCTAGCTTTTCTCATGTGTAAAGTAACCTCTCTTTCTCAGTAAGAGCTATAAACTCTCTTTCATATATATTCCTTTTCATTTCTACATAGCTATCTGCAAAGAGCTCTAATGAAAGGCCTTCAAATCCTTTCAGTTCTCCTACCTCATAGCCTTCCTCGTACCAGGATTGTTCTAGTTTATCCATTAGCTTTTCTCCTCGTTTAAATGTTTTGCAACATCTTCCATAATCATCATTAAAGTTTGATATTCAAGAACAGACGCAGTTAAAGTTTTAATTTGCGTATCTTCTATATCAGTATCATGCACATTAATTTGTATATCTACTACAAAATCTTCCATTACTTCTTCTCCCGTTTTTTAGCTAAACTCATTTCTTCATTGATTGTTTTTTGTATTGTATAAACATCTTCCACAATGTTTTTATTTTCTTCATGTTCTTCTGCTTGTCTCAATATGTCTGTGGGTAGCGAAGAAGCATGAGCTTCTATGTCTGCTCTTTTACTATCGTCTGTCTGATAGATTCCTTCCCCTTGATACCAAATTCTGTAGGTCGGTTTACCTTCTGCGTCTGTCTGCCCTTCTTCTCTCCTAGAGATAAGATGTATGCGTTTCTTTTTAGAGTACATCATTATTGAACCCTTATCTTTAACATTTAAGCCTCCGATAGAGTCACCTTTCTCCATTTGTTGAAGAATACTATCCCATTGAGCAGTTCTACCTGTGGGATTTCCTTTCCTTTTTGGTATCGGAACATTTTTTTCAATTTTAAACTTACTCATGCTCTCACCTCATAACAATCATCTGTTATTTTAATCGACACATTGCCACCATTAGCAATACGCATTAACTGGTTATCAGTAAAATACATATTATCTGCAAAGTCATCACTACTTACTTGATATGAGTCTTCCCATACATTTTCGTTATACTTGGGATTGTAGCCACTTGCATAAACGACTGTGTTATTTGTCGTAGGCGTCTTATCCTTTGGTGTGGAGTAAGCGTTCATAAGATATATGCCATCATCTTTGACAAGGTAAAAGCATTTATCTGTTGTGTATTTATCCCGATAAGCGATCTTGAAGTTACTATTCTTGATAGTCTCCTTAGCCAATTTGACTAGGGCTTTATTAGATCTAAATGTAAGTGTTTTATTCATTAGCTTCTTTCCATGTTTCCGTTGCATTCTCTACATGTTCAAAATAACTATTCTTTTCAACACAATCCCAAGTGCATAAAGGTTCATTATCTTGAGCAATAGCTTTTGCCTGTTCTTCGTTATCAGCTTCTACTATCTTGAATACTGTATAAGTGTATTCTCCTTGTACTCTGTATTTAGCCATTAGGTTTTTCCTTTATATTTGTTAAATAATAGTATTATTCTATATCAAATCTCCCATATAAACAACACTTATTCTTATATTAAGTTATAATGTCTTTACTGTGGCAAAACCTGAAAGTTTATTCTGGCAACAAGTTAGGAAGAATCTTAAAGAGTTTTCGTTTATACGTCTGGAATCTTGGGTAAATCACGGCATTCCAGATGTTTTGGGTACTACTAAAGAGGGCATATATTTTACGCTTGAATTAAAGGTAACAAAAAGTAATAAAGTTTCCCTATCACCTCACCAGATTTCTTATCATGAAGAACGTAAAACTGCGTCTGCATTTATCCTGGTCAAGAGGGTCTTGGAGAGTAGTCCAAGAAAATCCAGGATTTATCTCTATTCCCCCGATCAGGCAAGAGAGTTATCGGAACAAGGTCTTTCTCTTTCTCCCCTTTCTCTTTCAGATCCAATTAATTGGTCCTTTGTCCAAGAGCGTTTAGCTTTCCTCATTAGAGGAAGGACAAAGGATCAATTAATTGGGTCTTAAAGCTTGCTTGTTTTTTCTTTCTTTGGCTGGGCAGCCCGGCCAGGGGGCTGTAAGCTTCATTGGAGCATAAAAAAAGGGGAATAGTATTTCTACTATTCCCCACGTCTCGCCTGAAAAGGAGAGACAGGCGAAACTCTGTAAGTTATGCCATGTCGTACAACTCTGCGCAGGCGTCATCTAGTCCTATATAGTCCTTTGAGTACCACCTAGTTACACGATCATTTCCCCAGTAACCCTCCACTTCTTGGCTTGCTGTGTCTATCCAGATATTAGGCCCACCAAATGCAACTAAAAGCCTCGCGCCTTTATACATTTTGTCCTGTGTTGTGATGTAGTTAATATCTAGCACATCTTCTAGATAGTCAAAACCGCTTATCTTGCCTTCTCTTATTTCATTACAAATTTCTTCGCACATCTCAACAAGTCGTTCTTCGGTCTCGTTTGATATATTACTCATTTTATTCTCCTTTTATTAAACAAGTATGTATTATATAAGATATATTCTATATAAGCAAGAAAAAACAAGCAAGCATTGGTCCTTCTTGCTTGCTTGTTTTTTCTTGCTTAATTGCTGGGCAGCCCGGCCTGGAAATAAAAAAGGGGATTTATATAAATCCCCTTAGTACGCTATTGACTAACTCAACAGATTTTGAATCCTCCTGACTCTTTGGCAAAAGCTATGAACTCCTCAACATTTTCTTTGTTAAAGGGATAGTCTCCTCCTGACGTGCTTTCCTCTTTCCATTTCGTATAGAACTGGTCTAAGAGAAAATCAGCACCTACTAGACTTTCTAGCATATCCACAATCTTCTTAGTCTTTAGTTCGTCAATCTCTAAGCCATCATTAAAATGCCCTTTTTCCCATTCTTCTTCTGTTAAGACATGAGAGCAAGAGACATTGATGAAATCCCACAAAGGGCGCCAATGCCAGATATTATTTCTAAAATAGTAGCCAGGATTTTCTTCATGCCATTTGGCGTCTTGCTCCCAGTAGCGTTCTCGCTCTTGTTCGCTTGGGTTATTCTCCCAGTCTATCTCTGGCTTATCTCCCTTTAGTTTAGGGTTGATACCATATACGTCCATTCCCATTTTTTTCTCCTTTAATTAAACAAGGGTTCATTATATCTTAATTATCCCATACATGCCAGTTCTATTTCGGCTCGCTTCGCTCGCCTCAAGCAAGCACCAACACACTTATTATTATCCTTAAATAAGTGTGTTGGTGCTTGCTTGTTTTTTCTTGCTTAACTGCTGAGCAGCCCGGCCTGGACGCTGTTGGTGGAAATAAAAAAAGGGGCAAAGATCCAAGAACCTTTGCCCCTTTAGGGGGGTTACTATTTAATACTCACCATACTTAGATTGTTGGTAATGTTGCCACTCACTCCAAATCCCTTCTAAGCAGTAACGAATGAAGGCACTATCTAGTCCTTCATTCCTTAACTGATTAGATACCATTTGAATAAGTTCTTCCTCTGTGTGGCAGTCACTAATTACATGGTCTGCAACATCAACCACATTGTGGTAAGCGTCTTTAATTATACTCATGGTTATGCTCCAGTGAAGGTAAGTTATTATTATCTTCTATTAATCTTGGGTTTAACATACCAGAACAGACAACAGACTGACCATTAATTACAAGTGATGTGATCTTAGTCTCAAGACCATGAACCAGTACGTTATCGTCGTCTATTAGTTTAAACATTAGTTTCATATTTTCTCCCTTTATTAAACAAGTATTTATTAACTAAATACTTATAAGATTATATCATAAGACAGGTCTCATACAAAGCTTGTCTATTCATTTCGGCTCGCTTCGCTCGCCTTCGCTCATGGGGGGGATAGGTACTCTTCATTTTTCATTCATAGTCAAGGTCTTCCTTGGAGAGACAATGGATTTCACCTTGACTATGAATGAAAAATGAAAAAGGAAGAGTACCTATCCCCCCCATGAGCGAAGCGAGTGAGTTTTATCTTTAGAGAGAAAAATAGACATAGACAGAATATCCAGAAACTTTGACAAATTGGCTACCCCCCTTCACAATATAAAAAGGGTTAGGAGTCCCATACCCCTAAAAAATTTTTTATATGAAAAAATGTAGCACTTGTGGACGAAATTTATCGGAAGATAGCTTTGAGATTCTTCCGAAGAAAGGAAATAAATATCTTAGATCTGTCTGTAGAACATGTCGGTACTCCACAAGAAATAAGCAAAAATCTGCCTCTCCAGAAGCCTATATGAAACATCTTTATACACAATTAAAATCCAGCAGACGCAAATCTAAGCTAGAATGGGCACTGGAATTTGAAGATGTTATACAGCTATGGTATGAACAAGAAGGTAAATGTGCCTTATCAGGAATGTTTATGACATGGCAAAAGGATGGTTCTGGTAAAAAAGAATTGAATATTAGTATTGACAGAATAGATCCCCACATTGGTTATATATTAGGCAACATACAGTTAGTAACAACGCGTGTAAATATTTTAAAACATAGCTTGACAGAAGATGAGCTTTACTGGTGGTGCAAGAACATTGTTGTAAATAAGGAGTTGTTTGAATGAGTAAAGCAGAATACGATATTGACTTGGAACTTTTAGCAGAGCAATACCCTGATGCTACTAAACAACTACTTGAACTGACAGAGGCTTTGAATGCTAAACAGCTCCAAAGAGAGGGAAATGATAGCTTTATTCGCTATGTACAACATATGTGGCCAGATTTTGTGGAAGGGCGACATCACCAGATATTTGCAGAGAAACTAGAAAAAGTAGCGAAGGGAGAAATAAAAAGACTCATTGTCAACATGCCACCCAGACATACAAAGTCTGAATTTGCTTCTACTTACTTTCCTTCCTGGATCTTGGGCCGTAATCCAAAGTTGAAGGTCATGCAGATAACACACACCGCTGAGTTAGCCTTTCGTTTTGGTCGTAAGGTCAGAGATCTAATTGATTCCGCAGAATATCAAGAGGTTTTTCCTGGCGTTCAATTGAAAGCAGACAGTAAATCAGCAGGTCGTTGGGAGACAAATGCTGGAGGGGAAGCGTTCTATTCGGGAATAGGAGGTGCGGTAACTGGACGTGGTGCGGATTTATTGGTACTAGACGACATTCACTCAGAGCAAGATGCCCTCTCGCCCACGGCCTTAGACAATGCTTGGGATTACTATTCATCTGGCCCGCGACAAAGGCTACAGCCAGGGGGTTCTATTGTGATCGTGATGACACGATGGAGCACCAAAGACTTAACAGGTAGGTTATTAAGTAAGCAAGCAGAAGATCACGCCGATCAATGGGAAGTGGTGGAATTCCCCGCTATTTTCCCAGATAGTAACAAACCACTTTGGCCAGAGTATTGGAGGTTAGAGGAACTGGAAGGAGTTAAAGCTTCAATCCCTGTTAGCAAATGGGAAGCACAATGGATGCAAAACCCTACTTCTGAAGAAGGAGCTATCTTAAAAAGAGAATGGTGGCAAACATGGAAATCGGACGAAGTGCCACAGATGCAATACGTCATTCAATCTTACGATACGGCTTACACTAAAAAAGAAACAGCGGACTTTTCCGCCATTACGACGTGGTGCGTTTTTTATCCTGAAGAAGGCTCGTCTAGACCAGCTTTATTGTTGTTGGATGTAAAAAAAGGACGGTGGGATTTTCCAGAATTGAAAAGGGTCGCATACGAACAATACACTTATTGGGATCCAGATACCATTATCATCGAAGCAAAAGCATCGGGAATGCCATTAACGGACGAATTACGACAAGCAGGAATACCAGTGGTCAATTATTCACCAGGAAAAGGACAAGATAAAATTGCAAGGGTAAATGCAGTGGCACCTATGTTGGAAGCTGGTATGGTTTATGTACCTGAGACGCGTTGGGCGGAAGAATTAGTAGAGGAATGCGCTGCTTTTCCGTTTGGAGATTATGATGATTTAGTAGATTCCACCACACAAGCGTTAATGCGTTATCGACAGGGAGGGTTTATTGGTTTAGAATCTGATGATGATCTACAGGATAACTATCCTCGTAGGCTAAAAGAATATTATTAGGAGCGTAAAATGTCGGACAAAGGCGAAAAAATAAAGGACCAAGGATTTGTTCCTTATGCAAAAACAAAGATCATGAAAACTTCAAAAGGACCAAAACCAGGTGCTGGAAAAGGTAAAAGTCGTGGTGGAGGAGCAGCTGAAAGAGGCACTAAATTTACTGGCGTTTATTAGGGGGCTATTATGGGGATAGCAAGTCTTATTAAAAAACTGCAAGAAGGGGGAAGTTTTCTTAGAAACAAAGCAAGAACCCTTATGTCGCCTGCAACACAAGCTAGAAACCTGGAGGGGCAGCGTTCTATTCGGGAAGACGCTATAAAGGCAAGAACCCTTATGTCGCCTGCAACACAGGCTAGAAACCAAGCATCAGCTGATTTTTGGAGACTACAGGACTATCTATCACAAAGATACGTTCCTAATGCTATGCGTAAAACTAGAACGGACGAAGGTATAGAGTTTTTTAAAAAGCAAGACGACATTATGTCGAAGGGAGTGGGAACTGGTACAAGACAGTTAGATGAAATCGCAAATAAGAAGATCGCTGAAGGACAAGCATTAATAGATCAACTTCAAAAAATGGACCCCAGATTTGCAAATCAAGGAGCAGTCAAAAAACAGTTCCAGAGAATATCCAGTGAACTTGAAGACTTAGAAAAATTACAAAGAACATTGAACATACAAGCAGACCTAGCAGACAATGCTATGGATGCCAGAAGAATTATGGAGCAAGCTTACCGAGTAGAAAAAATGCACAGTCTATTCAAAGGTGCGCTAGTTGCACTTGGATCAGGAATGGGTGGTATGTATTTTGGAGCAAAACAACAAAAGATGAACCCTAATTTTCTACCCGATCCAATGGAAGCACCAGATGAGGCAGTAGATAAAATGATGGAAAAGAATTTTGGACAGAAAGCAGCAGGGTTTTTAACTGATATAATTTCTCCAATCCCAACAAAGGAAGACGCTCCTAATCTTTATACAACACCAAGTTTTGTACGCAAACAAAGAAATAAATAATGGCACAAGGCAATAAACCAACTAATATAGAACGTTTATCAGATCTAATTGACTTAGAAGTTGCAGACGGTGAAGAAGTTCAAATTGAAGAACCTTTAGAAGCAGAAGGGGATATAGCAGTTGAGTTATCGGATGCAGGAGCAGAGATAAACTTTTTCCCAGATGAAGAAATAATAGACACCACTCCTTTTGATGCAAACCTAGCAGAGTATTTAGAAGACGGAGAATTAGGCGCTATTGCTAATGCTTTAATTGGAGAGTTTGAAGATGACAAAGGAAGTCGTTCGGAATGGGAAGATGCCTATGTCAAAGGATTGGACTTACTTGGTTTCAAGTATGAGGACAGGGATCGTCCATTTCCAGGCGCTTCTGGTGTAACGCATCCGTTACTGTCTGAATCCGTTACTCAGTTCCAAGCACAAGCATTTAAAGAACTACTACCCCCTAAAGGCCCAGTTAAGACAAGAGTCATGGGGAATGAAACAAAAGAGACAGAGGAACAAGCAAGAAGAGTCCAAGAGTTTATGAATTACCAAATAACAACGGTAATGGATGAATATACACCTGAAATGGACCAATTATTGTTTTATTTGCCCCTTGCAGGGACCTCATTTAAGAAAGTTTATTATGATGCTAGTAAACAAAGAGCAGTTAGCACCTTTGTACCCGTTGAAGATCTAGTTGTTCCATATACCGCAAGCGATTTGGAAACATGTGAACGCATTACACATGTGGTCAAAATGACCTATAACGAAGTTCGTACACAACAATTAGCGGGATTTTATAGAGATATTCCACTACAACCATCAGAAACAGGCATTAGCAATGACTCAACGGATAAACAAAACGAACTAGAAGGAATTAGACCAGGCTCAAATGAAATGATGTATGAACTATTAGAGTTTCATGTATCAATGGACATACCTGGCTTTGAAGATCCAGATGGCTATCATCTACCGTTTATAATTACAGTGGATAGAGCATCAGGACAAGTGCTTGCTATACGTAGGAACTACAGAGAAGATGATCCATTAAAGACAAAGATTCAATATTTTGTTCACTATAAATTCTTACCTGGTCTTGGGTTCTATGGCTTTGGTTTGATACACATGATTGGTGGACTATCGAGGACAGCGACTGGTGCGCTTAGACAGTTGATTGATGCAGGTACGTTAGCTAATCTTCCTGCAGGGTTCAAGGCCCGTGGACTAAGGATCAGGGACGACGAAACTCCGTTAGAGCCAGGAGAGTTTAGAGATGTAGATGCCCCTGGTGGAGCATTAAGGGATGCGTTGGTTCCACTTCCTTATAAAGAGCCTTCAGCTACATTAATGCAATTACTAGGCTTTTGTGTAGAGGCAGGACAAAGATTTGCTTCAATCACTAACCTACAAGTTGGAGAAGGGAATCAAGAACTACCAGTGGGTACAACCATGGCTCTATTAGAGCAAGGTACAAGAGTAATGTCGGCTGTCCACAAAAGATTACACTATGCACAAAAAACAGAATTTAAAATACTATCAAGACTATTTTCAGAATATCTACCTCCAGTTTACCCATATCAAGTAGTTGGTGGAGATCAAGCCATTAAACAAACCGATTTTGATAACCGTGTTGATGTAATACCAGTAAGCGATCCTAATTTCTTCTCAATGAGCCAACGTATTACATTAGCACAACAAGAATTACAGTTAGTGCAAAGTAACCCAGAAATACACAATATTAAAGAATCGTATAGAAGAATGTATGAGGCATTAGGTTCAGAAAACATTGATGCGTTATTTGTTCCCGATCCACCACCACCCGCTCCTGTGGATCCCGCGCAAGAGAATAGTGCGGCTTTGATGGGTGCACCCTTAACAGCTTTTCCCGATCAGGACCATATGACACATATTGAGGTGCACCTATCCTTTTTAGAAACTGGAATTGCTCTGGCTAATCCGATGACACTAAGTATTTTAGTGGCACATATCTTTGAGCATATTTCTCTAGAGGCACAGAATTTAGCAGATAGACAAATGCCAGATCCAATGCCTCAACAAATGCCTCAAATGCAAGAAGGAGGGATGATGCCACCCCCACCAAATCCTCAGAAGGCTGCTTTGAAAGCAAAATTAGAGTTACAGTTAATTGAACAATTAACACCAAGACTGAAAGAAGTTATGGCGCCCCCTGATGATGGTGTGGTAGCATTGAAGCAGCAAGAGCTACAAATTCGTGCGCAAGAGAACGAAGATGATAAAATGATTGCTGAGAAGAAACTGGAGCTTGATGAAGCCAAGTTAATTCAGAAGGATCAGTCAGAAGAAGAGAAGATAAAATCGCAAGAGGATATAGCAGCGTTAAAAGCTAGTGTAGAAAGAGAACGTATGAGACAAGAGAAAAAGTCAGGAAGTAAAGACTAATGAGCATCTTTGATTTTGTAAAAGGAATTCCACCTAGAAAAGACAGTGGTCCTTCTAGGGATGATTTTATGTCAATTGGTGGACCAGTACAAAGTCCTAGATCAGATGCTGACATACAAGCTTTAATAGATAAAGCACTAGCAGGTCTAGATCGCCCTAACTTTAGGGATGATTTTATGTCTATTAATCGAAGGTTAGATGAGCTTTCTAATAGACCAAGATTTGACCCATCAGATATACAGTCACAGTTAGCAGGTTTACAAGATCAAGTCTCAGGCTTTACTCCTTATGACCCATCAGGTTTACAGTCACAGTTAGCAGGTTTACAAGAGCAAGTTTCAGGCTTTACTCCTTATGACCCAT